CTGAGGGTGTGCCGCCCGGAGGCGGCATTTTAGGCGGGGTTTATTCTGTCTCGATGCTGTAATCCTTAAAGCGGATCACTTCCATACCGAGCCATTCATTGATTTCTTTGAAACGCTCCTGCAGCGGCGTCAGTTCGTTACGCACAAACACCCGTGCCACTTTCTCGATATCGCCCATCGAACCGATATTTTCAGGCTTGCCGCCCATGAGCTGGAACGGCACGCGGTGTGCGTCGAGCAGGTCAGCGGCGCTCACCTTCTTGATGTTAAAAAAATCATCCTTCGTGGCAACTTCACTCAGCGGCACGATCTTAATGCCATCCGGTTTCCCGTTCGGGGCGTAGAAAAACAGGTTTTTAAAATTCCCGAGTCCTTTTGAATCGCGCATCGCGGAGCGCAGCGCCTCGACGTCGCTGCTGCTTTGCGCGGCGTCGGTTACGTACATGATGTAACCCGCGTGCGCGCCGTTCTGTAATACTTACGACGAAACAGCGTGGCGGATTCATTCAGCCAAGCGGAATTGAGCGCGCTCAGATATTCCGGCATTCCGTAGAGCTCCTGATTGATATCGGGCTCAAGCAAATGGAACACCGATCCGGGGGCGAACTGATGCGGATTGGTAAAGCTCGACACGTACCAGTAAACGTCATCCTCGACGCCCCGGCGGGTGTATTTGGCCGGGGAGGTTTCCAGCTTCATGAGCTGGCCGGTCACGCTCATGCGCTTTTCAAGATAGCCATTGGCAAAGACAAGAAAATCGAGCACAAGGCGGCTGAAGTCCTGACGTGACAGCAACGGGTGCGGAATGTAGGTGCTCGTCAGGATGTTGCGCTTAACGTAAATCGGGGAGCTGTGATGCACTGCGGCGCGCAGGCTTTTCGCCAGGCCTGAGAAGTTGACCGGCGGCTCGAACCATTTGCCGTTGTTGATACACTCGACATAGTCGAGGATATCGCGGCGATCCAGAACGGGCGACGGCTCACCAAAGGTGAACGCCTCCATTTTCTGTGATGCACTGGCGGTCATGGTTGCTGTCTGTTTGGGCTGTTTCTTTTGGCGTTTTTTCATCTTAGTTAATATCCAGAATGGAAGTTGACTGCATTCCGCTACCGGCGGAAAGCGGCTCGTTTAGCAGGGCGTGCATGGTCGCCCAGGCGATATCCGCGTGGCTGGCCTCCTCGCTGCGGCTGGCTTCATAAGTGGCGCTGCGGCCACTGCTGGTCATGGTTTTGCGGATAGCCATAAATGACTGAGTGATGTCGGTCGCCCCGGCGTCATATTCCAGACACCCGCGCCTGATGGTGTCTTTTGCTTTCAGCACCATTGCGGTTTTCATTTCCGGCGTGTAGCGGATGGCACGCGCCGCCGGGAAGAAGGAGCGCACGAGCTGGTAAACACCCTGGCCGATGCCGGTCGCATCAATGCCGATATAGTCGACGGTGTATTTTTCTGTCAGCGCACGGATGGCCTCGGCCTGCGCGGCAAAGTCCATGCCTTTCCACTGATGGCGCTCAAGGATGCGGAACTTGCCACCGGCAACCAGCGGCGGAGCCAGTACCGCGCACCCGGCGCTGTCGCCGGTGTGCGACGGGTCATAGCCAATCCACACAGGACGCCAGTTAAACGGACGGTCGGCGAACGGCTCGAAGTCCTCCCATTCTTCCATCGCATCGACCATGCAGCGCTGCAGCTCCTCGAACGGAAATACCGACGCCTTATCGTCGACGAACTCGCACATAAACAGGTTACGGAAATCATCCGCGCTGTTTTCCTGTCTGAGCTGGTCGAGGTTAAACAGGGTGCAGCCACCGGCCAGCGCGTCCTCAATGGTGACAATCTGCCGCCACTGGCCGTCTCCGCATAACATCCCCATGGCAAGCGCCTGATGACTGATATCAATGTCGACACGTTCGTCGCGGTTGCTGCGGCCACGGTTAAACAGCTCGCCTGACCAGAACGGATACGCGCCGTGCGCCAGCGTCGACGGAGTCGAAAAATAGGTGGTGCGCAGGTGCGACTGCGACGCCATGCCCGAGGCCACTTTGCGCAGACGCTGGAAATTGGGTATCCAGAAAATCTCATCGACGTACAGGTCGCCGTTGTGGCTCTGCGCGGTGTTGGAATTGGTACCGAGAAAAATCAGCTCAGCGCCGTTATTGCCGATGACGATCGGGTCGCCTGACAGGTCGACGTCAACCAGACGGGCAAAGGCGATGATGTACTTACGGAAAACGTAAGCCTGCGTTTTACTGGCCGACAAAAATATCTGGTTTTGCCCGGTCTTGAGCGCACGCAGGAGGGACTCGCGCGCAAAGTAGAACGTCGCGCCAATCTGTCGCGATTTCAGGATGTGGCGGATACGGTGCTCTAATCCCGCTTTATGCCAGCCGAGCTGATACTCAAACGACTGATCGAAGAAAATCTCTTCCAGCTTCCCGATGGCCTCCTCGCTGAAATAGTTTCGTTTCGGCTTTTTGCGATCCCCTTTGTTTCGGCTGGCAATGTTGGGGTTTAAATCCACCTCGTTTCCGGTCTTGCCGTAACGGTTAACGCGCGCGAGGCGCTCCATCTGGCGCGACAGAAAGTCAGCGACTTTGAAGTCATGCGGCGTCAGGTCTGGCTTTGCGTAAAGCTGGATGAGTCGCGCCTCTAACGTCGATTCGACACGATTAATCGGCGCAGTTTCCTCCCATCCGTCACGCTGCTTCCAGCTCTGCACCGTCGGGCGCTTGAGCTGCAGCATGTCGCAGATTTGCGGGACGGCGAACCCCTGCCAGTACAACAGCCGCGCCTGTCGTCGCGGGTCATTTAACAGTGAAAGGTCAGTTGAAATAGTCATGCTTGCCTCGTTTTGGTGTCACGTGGCAAGGCTAAGGAAATGGGGAGCTGTTAGCGCTAAGTGACTGTTGTGTCAGAGCTAACAGGAGCTCAATCGGTGGCTGATGCGGGGCGGAGTCGGGAAACTAACCCCGACCCGAAAACCCAACATCAGGACACCTGAACAATGGCAAAGAAAGTTTCTAAATGGTTTCGCATCGGCGTCGAGGGTGACACCTGCGATGGCCGTGTCATCAGCGGCGATGATATTCAGGATATGGCCGACACGTTCGACCCGCGCGTCTACGGCTGCCGTATTAACCTCGAACATATCAAAAGCCTCTGGCCTGACGGTCCGTTTAAACGTTACGGCGACGTGACCGAAGTCAAAGCGGAAATCATCAGCGATGGCTCTGCGCTCGATGGCAAAAAAGCGCTGTTTGGCAAAATTCAGCCGCTTGATGAACTGGTCAGCATGGTCAAGGCCGGGCAGAAGGTTTACACCTCAATGGAGATCCGCCCGAACTTTGCCAACAGTGGCAAATGTTATCTCATCGGGCTGGCCGTCACCGATGACCCGGCAAGCCTCGGCACTGAATACCTCGAATTCTGCAGCCGTGCGAAACAGAACCCGCTCGCCGGTAAAAAAGACCAGCCTGACGACCTGTTCTCTGTGGCCTCACTGGCTGAGCTAGAATTTGAGGACGTTCCCGACACTATGCTCAACAGCCTGACCGACAAGGTCAAAGCCATTTTCAGCCGCAAGCAGGTCAGCGATGACGCACGTCTCGCAGATGTGCATGAGGCGGTAACCACCGTCACCGAGCAGGTGCAAACCAATCTCACCGCCACCGACCAGCGCGTCACCGAGCTGGAGACCGCTTTTGCGAAGTTTAAGCAGGAGATGACCAGCAAAGTTGATGAAAACGCGCAGGCGTTTACCTCCCTGAAAAGCTCCCTCGATAACACCGAAAGCCAGCGCCAGCCGCGCCGCGAGCTTTCAAAAGGCGGTACGGGCGACGAGCTGCTGACCAACTGCTGATAACACGCCGGGCGCGTTGCCCGGCCAGATACCTATTACACGAACAGGAAAAACCATGCGTAAAGATACCCGTTTCAAATTTAATGCCTATCTGTCCCGCGTTGCGGAGCTGAACGGCGTTTCCACTGATGACGTGGCGAAGAAATTCACCGTCGAGCCGTCGGTCACGCAAACCCTGATGACCACCCTGCAGATGTCATCCGCGTTTCTGACCAAAATCAACATCGTGCCGGTCGACGAGCTGAAGGGCGAAAAAGTCGGGGTGGGCGTTAACGGTACGATTGCGAGCACCGCCGACACCGCCGGTGATGATGAGCGTAAAACCGCTGACTTCACGGCGCTGGAGTCATTCAAATACGAGTGCGCGCAGATTAACTTTGACTTCCATATCCGCTACAAACAGCTCGACCTGTGGGCGCGATTCCAGGACTTCCAGACCCGTATCCGTGACGCCATTATCAAGCGTCAGTCCCTTGATTTCATCATGGCCGGTTTTAACGGTATCGAGCGTGCGGAAACGTCCGACCGTAAAAAAAATCCCCTGCTGCAGGACGTAGCGACCG